TTGATCCTGTTGTCAATCCCGATTATATTACTTGCATGGGCTGTGATTAGTGATGATCCAGCTGCAATGCAGAAGGTGGAACTGTTTTTTGAATATTTTTCTAACCTTCCAAAATGGTTCACGAATTTATGGATCCTTGTCGTGGCTAGTATTTTTGGTATAAAGGGGACACAAATATTTAAAAACGGAGGCAAAAAATAATGGCAAATAAAAGACATAATAAACAAGTTCCTGGCTACAAAAAAGGTGGTAAGGTAAAAATGATGGGTGGTGGCATGATGATGAAACGACCTATGATGAAAAAAGGTGGCAAACTTAAAATGGTTATGAAGGGTGGAAAAAAAGTTCCATTTTTTGCAGCTGATGGAAAAGGTGCCAAAGATCTTGGAAAAGCTACTGGTATGAAAAAAGGTGGCATGGCTAAATTAAATCCAGGTCTAAGAAAATTTATGATGAATAAAATGAAAAAGAAAAAAGGCAAAATGTAATGGTTAAAAAATTATTAAAAAAAGTTGGTAAAGCTGCAGCTGTTGTAGGCGCTGGTGCATTAGCTCTTAAAGGAATGAAAAAAAAATCTATGCCAGGTAAAAGAGGTGGTATGTCCTTAGAAACAGGTGACGCTAGAGCCGCAGAAAAACTTGCAGACTTTGATCGTAAGATGAGTAAAATTGCAAAAGCAGGCGGTGTTTCAAAATTAAAAATGGGTGGAGCTGTAAAAAGTGGCACACAACAACTTACTGGTTTTGGAAAAGCAAGGAGAAGATAATGTTAGAAAAAATTAGATCAGTCATAAAAAACGTTTTGTGTAAAATACTTTGCATTAAACAGTGCATGTGTAAAAAGAAAAAATAAAAATGGTTAACAGGCTATATAATAAACAGATATCCCCCAAAGGATATGATGAGGGGGGTCAAGTTAAAAAAATAAGCACGATAAATATACCTAAAGGTTATCATCCCATGAGAGGGTTAGAAATTGAGGGAAGAATAAGAAGAGGCGATACTAAAAAAGAAATTTTTAGTGAACATAAAAAATTAAAAGAAAACCTTTTTAAAAAAGGTGTTAAACCTTCACAAATAATTAAATTAGATGATGAGTTCAATAAACGTTATGATAGAACAGTTAAAAGAATTAAACGTTTTAAAAAGAGTATGAGGAAAAAAGATGACTAAACTTTGTCCTAGAGGTAAGGCTGCAGCGAAGAGAAAATTTAAGGTGTATCCAAGCGCATACGCGAATGCCTACGCGAGTAAAATCTGTGCAGGTAAAATTAAAGACCCCTCAGGTTTGAAAAGAAAAGATTTTAGAGGAGCTAAACCAAAAGCGATGGGCGGTAGAGTTTACAAAAAAAATGGAGGGTCAATTGAAGTAACTCCAGAAATATCAACAACCAATAATGAGTATACTAAAAATCTTACACAAGGAATTACAATAGGTGGGAGCAAAAAAGATTTTGGAGGAAAAATATCTCTTAAAAGATCAGAAGATAAATTTAAAGGAGTTGGTCCAAAAGGAAAAAGAAAATCTGTTAGACTTGAAGGTGGTAAAGGTAATGTTAGATTTTTTGCAGAAAAAGGAAAAACAAAAAGTCCTTTTCAAGGAAAAGGTAGCGATATAAAAGCGGGAATAACTTTTCGTAAAGAGTTTGCAGGTGGTGGAGTAGCAGAGGCTGCTGAAAGATTAAGAAGACAAGGATTAAAAAGAGGAGGCGTCGCAAAAGGATGTGGCGCAATCATGTCAAATAGAAGAAAAACAACAAAGGTTTTCTAAAGTCATGGCTAAAAAAGGTCTAGACGATTGGTTCAAACAAAATTGGGTTGATATTGGATCTAAAAGAAAAGATGGATCTTTTGCAAAATGTGGAAGATCAAAACAAAAGAGAGATGCAAAAAGAAAATATCCAAAATGTGTTCCGCTTGCAAAAGCTAGAAGAATGTCGGAAAGTCAAATACGTTCAGCGGTCTCTAGAAAAAGAGCGGTTACACAAGGTGTAGGTGGCAAGCCAACTAACGTTCCAACTTTTAAGAAAAGAAAAAGTATGATGAGTGGAGGATTAGTTTAATGACAATCAATAGATCAAAAATAAATCAACAAATATCCAAGGGTCCCAACAAAGCTAAATTTCCTAAATTAGAAAAATATGTTGGTAGATATATTAAAGGAGATCTTGGAGGAGTAAAAGTTTCTAATCCAAGTTATGTAAAATACTATAAGGATTTAATAAAATGAGACGGCAAAGTAAAATGCCGGCAAGAAATAGAAAGAACTTCAGGCCAACTAAGGCTGGAGCAGGCATGACAAAAGCTGGGGTCGCTGCCTATAGAAGATTAAATCCTGGCTCTAAACTAAAAACAGCGGTCACTGGCAAAGTCAAACCAGGATCAAAAGCTGCTAAACGACGTAAATCATTTTGTGCGAGAAGCGCAGGACAAATGAAAAAGTTTCCAAAAGCTGCTAGAGATCCTAACTCAAGACTAAGACAGGCTCGCAGAAGATGGAAATGTTAAATGGTTGCCAAAGTATCAACAATTAAAAAGAAAATAAAACAAGGTAAAAAACTAGGTTTTAGTGAAAGAGCTAGAGCTGTGAATAAAGGACTACTTCCATCAAAAGCAAAAAAGAAGGAGAAAAAACGTGGTTAAAAAAATAAAAAAGGTTGCAAAGCAACTTAAGAAAGCATCTAGTCTACATAAACGACAAGGTAAGATTATAGAAAAACACATAAAGGAGATGAGTTATGGCAAGAGATCCAAAAGTAGGAACGGGAAAAAAGCCTAAAGGTTCAGGAAGGAGATTATATACTGATGAAAATCCAAAGGATACTGTTGGTATTAAATTCGCGACTCCGCAAGACGCCAGGGCGACTGTGGCGAAGGTTAAAAAGATTAGTAAACCGTTTGCGAGAAAAATTCAAATTTTAACTGTTGGAGAACAGCGTGCCAAAGTTATGAAAAAAAATCAAGTCGCTGCTATATTTAAAAGAGGTAAGGATGCCATCCGAAAAAAGCACGGTAAGACGAAAGTTTAACGGTCGAAGCTATCGTGTATCTAACTTAAAAGAAGGACCAAAAAAGAAAAGATTAGTGAGTCTTTTAATGAAAGCTAGACGAGACGTTCGTGATTCTAAAAATAAAAGTGAAGAACGTAGGGCTAGAAATAGGGTGCATAAATACAAAAAACAATTAGGAGAAAGATAATGGACGATATATTTATAGTCGCTAAAGTACAAAAACTTATAAAAGATAACATGCAAAGTGTTGTTGATGCCATATGCACAGGAGGCGTTGACAATATGGAAAAATATCAATATATGTTGGGACAGATAAAAACGTATCAATTATTACTACAGGAAATCTCTAACCTGCTAGATGAAAAGGAGCAAAAAGAAGATGAAGGAAATATCATCAAACTCGGAAGTACCGAAGATTAAACTGGCACTCGAGGATAAATATAAAAAACAAGATGAGGCTAAACCAGAGCCTTTAAATCCAGAAAATATTAAAAGTCAGGTAGATCAACTACCAGAGCCGTCTGGCTGGAGACTTTTAGTTTTACCTTTTACACCAAAAGAAAAAACTAAAGGTGGAATTATTATTGCACCAGAGGCTTTAGATAAATTTAGAATAGCAACCACTTGTGGTTATGTTTTAAAAATGGGTCCACTTTGTTACAAAGACAAAGATAAGTTTGAAGATCCATGGTGTAAAAAAGGAGATTGGGTAATCTTTGCAAGATATGCAGGGTCAAGACTACCTATAGAAGGCGGAGAAGTCCGTATATTAAACGACGATGAAGTATTAGGAACAATAGAAGACCCGGAGTCCTTGCTTCACGTGCTATAACATAGGAGAAGGCTATGCCAGAAGACAATAAAATGAATACAGAAAATAAAGATATAGTGGATATAGATACATCTGGTCCTGAAGTGGACGTAGAATTAAAGGAGGAAAAAAGTGAAAAAGATACTGAAAACAATATTCAGCCCGTTGACACATCTGAAAAATTGGATGAGCAGCCTGATGTCAAAGTTGAAGAAGTAAAACCAGAAACAGAAACTAAAGAACAAGAAAAAAAATCTGAAGAAAATAAAGATGAGTTAAAAGAATATAGTGAAGGCGTTCAAAGAAGAATTGCTAAATTAACTCGTAAAATGCGTGAAGCTGAAAGACAAAGAGATGAGGCTACACGATATGCAAAAACTATTCTTGAGAAACAAAAAGACTCTGAGAGTAAACTTTTAAAATTACAACCAGATTATCTAAAGTCTTTAGAGGCGACTATTAAATCAGGTATGGATGCTGCCATGGCAAAACTAGCTGCTGCTAGAGAAGCAGGTGATATTCAAGCTGAGGTCGCAGCTCAACAAGAAATAGGTAAACTAGGGTATCAAGAAGCTCAACTCGCTCAACAGAAACAATCTTTAGAAAAACCAGTTGAAGCTAATAAAGCTGTTGAAAAAACAGAAACGGTAAATACATATCAAGGATATGAACTGCCAAAAGATACTCCTGTTGGAGATCCAAAAGCAGAGGAGTGGGCGTCTAAAAATAAATGGTTTGGTACGGATAGTGCGATGACGTACACAGCCTTTGATCTACATAAGAAGTTGACAGAGGAAGAGGGTTTTGACCCAAAAACGGACGAATATTATTCTGAAATAGACAAAAGAATAAGACTTGAATTTCCGCACAAATTTGGTAATACTCAACCAACGGAATCGGCTAAACCCACACAAACAGTAGCTTCAGCGAAGCGAAGTGTAAAACCAAGCCGCAAGACTGTGAGACTCACACCCTCACAAGTTACAATCGCTAGAAAATTAGGTGTGCCATTGGAAGAATATGCGAAACAATTACAACTCACGAAGGAGGTATAAGGCATATGGAAAACGATAAAATGAAATCTTCTCGTGCGAGTCAGAGTAGGACCAAAGAGGTCAAAAAAACTACATGGACTCCACCCTCATCTTTAGATGCACCCCCTGCACCTGATGGGTATAAACACAGATGGTTAAGAGCCGAAGTTTTAGGATTCGACGATACTAAAAACATGGCTGGCCATTTAAGATCGGGCTTTGAGCTTGTTAGAGCTGAAGAGTATCCGAATAGTGAATATCCTGTCATAAAAGAAGGTAAATACCAGGGGATGATCGGAGTAGGAGGCCTTTTGCTCGGAAGGATACCGAATGAAGTCGTTGAGGCGCGAAAAGAGTATTTTGCAAGAATGACTCAAGAAAAAACAGACGCCATTGACAAGGACTTGATGAAGGAAGAGCATCCAAGTATGCCTATCAATAGTGAGAGGCAGACTCGTGTAACTTTCGGTGGTACGAAGAAGAGTTAATTTTTTAACGATTTTTCTCCAACGAAATAAACTTTAACAAGGAGAAAACAAATATGGCTAACCAAGATGCAGCCTTTGGACTAAAACCAATTGGCTTTTTGGGTAGTACACCGATGAACTCTGGACTTACAGAATTTGAAGTCGCAGCTTGTGCATCAGCTTTTTCACAAAATGACTTGATGAAAGTTATTAACACTGGAACAGTTGGTATTGCAGCAGCTACTGACAACGGAGCTCTAATAGGTTCAGCTCAAGGTGTATTTTTTACTGATGCCACTACTAGCAAACCAACATTTGCTAACAATCTTAGAGGTAGTAATGCCGCTACAGATATTAAAGCATTTATTACAGACAGTCCGCACCAAGTGTACGAGATTCAGTCTGACAATGCTGGTGCATCAGCACAAACTGACGTGTTCAACAACGCTGACGTAGCAGTCGCAGCAGGTGTTACACCAAACTTTATTTCAAAAACTGAGTTAGGTGATAGTACTTTAGCAACAACTACTGCAAACTTAAGAATTATTGGAGTATCAGATGATATTAGAAATAATGATTTAAGTTCAGCAAATGTTAACTTTAAAGTTATCATTATTGAGCACTTCTACTTAACCGCAACAGGCGTATAATAGGAGGATAACTATATGGCTATAACAAGAGGACAACTAGTTAAAGAACTAGAGCCAGGTTTGAATGCATTATTTGGCCTGGAGTACAACAGATATGATAACGAACATGCTGAGTTCTACGATGTAGAAACTTCAGACAGAGCGTTCGAAGAAGAAGTAATGTTATCAGGCTTTGGCAACGCAGCAGTAAAAGCTGAAGGTCAAGGTGTAACATTCGATTCTGCAAACGAAACGTTCACAGCTCGTTATACAAACGAAACAATCGCACTTGCGTTTTCAATCACTGAAGAAGCGATCGAAGACAACTTGTACGACAGATTAGCAAGCAGATACACAAAAGCTCTTGCAAGATCTATGTCAAACACAAAACAAGTTAAAGCTGCGAATGTTTTAAACAACGCGTTCGATTCATCATTTGCTGGTGGAGATGGTAAGGAGCTTTGTGCGACTGACCACCCAATCGTTGCTGGAACATTCAGAAACGAATTGTCAACAGCGTCTGACTTAAACGAAACATCGTTAGAGCAGTCGTTAATTGACATTGCAGCACTTACTGATGAGAGAGGTCTAAAAATTGCAGCAAGAGGAGTAAAAATGATTATTCCTTCAGAGCTTCAATTTACTGCTGAAAGACTTATGAAGTCTGCAGGTAGAACTGGAACAGCTGACAATGATATCAACGCAGTCGGATCAATGGGAATGATTCCACAGGGTTATACTGTAA